GAACGATCCGTTCCGCGTCGGCTTACTTCCGTCCCATAGGGATGAACGTAAGGTCATTATAGACCTGTTAGTATAGTTATACAAAAACTTTTGTAACTTTTGTTACAATTTAATCTCTTTGTCTCCAGTCTTCTGGTTTATCTTCTGTAAAGAAATCAATAATATCATCAACGCTATCAAACCTACCGATACCTTTAGCTTCGTGGCCAATACCACCAATATCAAGTTGGTTCAAAAAATCATCCATATCTCCCTCCTGCATGTCGGGATTTTCTGCCTTACGTCTTGCTTGACGTAACATTGTTCCAGCAGTTCTATTTGCCTTAGCAAGTTTTTCTGCCCAGATCATATCACTCAATTCTACAGGTTCTGCCTTCACAATACTTTCGCAGATTGCTTCAAGTCGCAAACGATATTGAGTAGACAACATATACTTCTCCAGATATAGTGTATTTATTTTATCGCTCAATATAACTCAAAGTATGATCTTGAGCAAAAAGTTGATGAATGATCATATCACATCCAATTTTAGGATTGCAATCTCCACAAGTATAAACATCTACTGCTGCTTTACCTTCCTCAGGCCATGTATGAATACTAATATGACTTTCAGAAAGAAGACATATTACAGTCACTCCTTGAGGTTCAAACTTTTTAGAAATAGTTTGAACTACGGTAGCACCACTCACTATTGCTGCGCTTTCCAGCAAATCTATAAGGCAACGCTCGTCGTCCAAAAGAACAAACGAACATCCATACAAATTAAGTAGATAATGCTTTCCCATTATTCAATTGCTTCGGGGTCTATCCCATATTCGTTAATTAGTTTATCTATCTTAGTTTCTTGACCAGATAATTTTTCTATTTCAAAAATAGATGACTTTTGATATTTCTTAAGTTTCTTGTACTCTTTAATCAGTTTATTGACTTCTCTATTTTTAATATAAAGTCGAAACTCTTTGTCATCTGCAGATTTAGCAAATCCTTTAAAACCTTCACTCATCTTTTCTTTTTCTTTTCGGGTTGTTTATATCCCCACAGTTTAGGGTTAGTTCTTCCATATCCAAAATCAATTTTTTGGATAACTCCTGGACCATATTTATCATAGTACATATCAAAAATACGAACTCTAGATCCTCTTACAAGATCCATTTTTGGAGTTCCGTCATTATACCAAACTAAATAAGCATCATTTGGAAAAGAAGGATCTTTTACATTATCTAATGTAGTGTCCTGAAGCAGAATATCACATCCATAATTAACAGGCAGAATGTTATTAATTTCTTTTCCTTGTTCTGCCATACTCTTCTCCATATCTACAACGACTGTCACGAACGACCCCCCCATTGAATATCGGGATAAGCCTCTTTCACATTTTCAAAACTTATCTTATATTTATCTGTTAGTCTCTTATCCTTTGTAAGAATTAATACTTCTGCTTCTCTAGGGTGAAGACCTGTTAGAAGATTGATAAACATCATCTCACGACGGATCGTATTAAGACCAGCATTACCACCTTTAACATAATGATAAAGATTCTGATACTCTCTACGGAGAGAGGTTCTTCCTCTACCATCTAGATCTTGACCTGTTGCAGATTCTCCACCTGCAGCTTCCTTAGATAAGTTTTCAGAAAGAGTACCAGAATAAACTGTTTGCTCTTCAGCATTTGCATAAGGAACATCACCTTCTGGAAGAAGGCTGATTACAGTTTCATCAAAGTTCCAAATAAAAATAGTTTTGAGAGAATCGTGCTCATAAGTTTTAAGCACTTCAACTTTCTTTGCATTAGATCTTTGCTTTGAAGCAAGATCTAGAATTTCGTAAACAAAAGGATTTATGGGAAGAGTTTCGATTGGTTTTTCAATCGTTGTCTTCTTCTTCCTCGTCGTAGTCGTAGTCATTTTCAAATCTCACAGCTAAAATTTCGTCGGGTATTACATTCCCATTTGAATCAAACATCTCTGGGTGCGTATAAACTGGTTGGGTTTGGTAGAAATGTTCTTTTGCTAACCATCCTACTACACCTCCTACAAAAAAGAACATTATCGATACTAATGTTCCTATAGTTAGAGTTACTGCTAACATTGTTTTTTCTCCAGAGAGTTTATTTTTTTCTTATATCAAAGTGAAATTCAATGAAAAAATGAAACTCTCTACGGAAAAGAGAGATCATTTTACCAAACTTCACTTGAAAAGTCTTTGGTTTTTCCGATCTTCTCCTCCTGTTACGTAGTAATAACTCAACACCTCGATTAATCTGAGGTTCATCTTTATTTAGTTTGCTTTTTTCTTCGTCCTGGTCTTTTGTCATGACTATATTTCCATGCATCTTCTAAGATAGCATATAAGTAGTTTCTAATTTTTCTTGCTTGTGGTTTTGGAATGTGTCCATAACCTTCACGAAGTTGTTTGTGTATTTCATCAGAACCACCCTCAAGATAATCATCAAGATCCATTACAAGATTGTTTAGTTCATTTGCAGTACTACTTTCAATAAACTCTTCAACTTCAAATCTTTTTGCTTTACGAATTTTTAGATAATCATAAAACTTTAAAACAAACTGACCATTGAAAGCATAATCAATGGCTTTCTCAACATCATTATAAACTTCATGAAAATTGTTGTCCATTAAACTAGTTTTTGCTCCTTTAGATATCGAACAGTATCAGTACATCCACCAATATGTTGGTCATCTACAATAACTTGCGGAAAAGTAGAACCTTGTCCGAATTCTGCATAGAATTCTTGACGATTAAAATCAACACCAAGTTTATAAACTACATGCTGTAGTTCTGCTAACTCTAGCACCTGTTGGATTTTTGTGCAATATGGGCATCCGTCTTTTGAATAAACTGTAAATTTCATAGTTGGAATAAAACTGAAAGTTATTTAGCATTAACTGGAATTCCTTGTCCTTCTGGAAGACTAATCTGTGGTAATTGATTAATTTTTTCAACCATCCACTCATCTTGATGTTGCTGATATTGTCTGGTATCAATTACAATCTCATTTGTAGGAAGTCCCTTTGGAATCTCAATATCAATCACTGGACTCATCAATGTTTTGTTTTTTACAATTTCACGATTTGGTCCGTCCAGATGCATCATCATTCTTGCATCTTCAAAATCTCCACAATCGCAAATCTTCCTGTGAGTTCTTCTTTCTCTGACTGTGAAATAATCTTCACTGTTGTACTTGTTCATCTTCTAATACATTTTCCTCATTATAAATTTCTTTTGCCGGTCTGTAAAGATTGGGCCAGGTGTCTCTAACAATCTCTGTTAGTTTGTATGGTGTTTCTGTAGTAATCATCAATATTTTTCTAGAGAATAAATTCCATTCTTTTCTACAATCGCAGAACAAGTATCTACAAAATCTCCACAGCACATATAAGTAATTTTTCCAAAGTTGCGAATATTTCCAGAATGAATGTGTCCGCAAATCACACCAGCATACTTTTTATCTCTTTGAGCACAATATGATGCAATATCCGTTTCATATTGATTGATATAATTCTTACCCCTCACACTATTTTTCAAAGCATAAACCAAAGAAAAACGAAAAAATCTCTCCAACCACAAGCTCAGGGGTGTAATAATCTCATACCCTTTGTTGAATATAAGTTGCTTCCAAGACCCAGAAGAATACTCTGAATACTTATCTCCGTGAATACAAAGAAACTTATTTCCGTTTGAATCTTCGTGAACATACTCATCCACCATTCTAAAATTCTTATGTTTGAAATCACAATACCGACGAATCTGCCCTTCATGATTTCCAAGAATATAAACGACTTCTGTGCCTTTCTTTGCAAGGTTTAAAATCTGATGAACGCATTCTGTATGCTCCTTCGTCCAACGAGTATTATATTTTTCCATACAATAGATGTCTATAATGTCACCTACCATCACCAACTTTTTAGTTTTGAGTTCTTTTAGAAACTTAAGAAACTTTTCAGTATTGCATCTAGGTGTTCCTAGATGCACATCAGAGATAAAAACTGTATCGTAAGTCATAATCAGAATCTTTTTGGAGTATATTCCATTCCTTCAAGGAGTTCATCTAACATTGTACCATACTCTTTAAATCTTTTGTCACCTGCAATGAAGCATCTCTGACGCATCCAAAGAGCATCTGCCAGGAGTTTAATTTGATCTTCTGAAAGAGATAAAGTTTTCATTAGTATAAAAGCAACCTTCTTATGTATTAAAGGTTTAATATCTAATATTTTTCCTTGGACGATATGCATGTAGATTGGTTGGTTTTGGTGGTTCCATCCATTCTTCTATCAGATTAAATTTGTCCTCACAATAAAAATCTTGCTGAACATACCACAACTTCCAGTGATCGTGTCCTTTAGATTGATTACAAGATTTGCAGCAACATACTACATTTCTTGTAATGTCTAAACCACCTTTTGATTGTGGAATAACATGGTCCAGAGTTAAATCTTCTTCTGAACCACAATAAGCACATTTATGATCCCAACTTTCTTTTATTTGTTTTCTCCATAATCGTTTTGCTTCTGATTGACTTGTTGCGTGTAGATTAAACAAGTATTCTTGAGGCGATTGGAGAGGTCCCATAAGTGCTTGCGACTTATGAGTATTTATTTTATATGATGGACATTATAAACATAAAAAATCCGAATGTTATGAATGAGATGAGGATGAAAAACATTTTAGGTTCTCTACTAGGAGTTCTAGTTCTTGTAGGGATGCGTCACACTTTATCCAGTTTGCTCGTGAAGATACAACCCAAATATTATCTGGGGTATATCCTTTACCAGGTTCTTTCTGATCTAAACTTGGATTTCTTGGATCTCTTTTATCATTAGTAGATACAAGAGGTATTCCAAGTAAAGGACAAGTTTCTGGAATAATAATATCATCTATAGTTATACTAAAAGGAATACCTTTTATTTTTGCTCTGTGTTGAGCGTTATGAAACATCTTATATCTTCGGTCGTCTGCTTTACGGGTTCCAGGTTCTTTTTTACTTCTGGGATTATTAGGGGAAACTTCCCTCAATCTTTCAACACGAAGACATCCACAAGATTGTATTTTTCCAGATACAATATCGTGCCGTCTTGTTTTAGTTGTATTGCCTCCACAAGAACAAGAGCATTCGCAAAGAACATATTTTTTACAAGGAGATTGATATTCCTTTCCAATAGTCAATCTATTAAAGGTTTTTCCAACTAAACTTTTCTTTACCATACCTTCATTTATGTCTATTATTATTTATAGTTTTTATTTTTTTAACTGAAGGTATTATAACATAAAAAAGACCCTTATGTAAAGGGTCTTAAGAAAATCAAAGAGCGTTGCCCCGGGGCAATACCTCTTCTGGAAAAACGAATCGTTCGTGGGGTTGATCTACTGGAGCCATCCAAGCACGAATTCCTTCGTTAAGCAGTATATTTTTAGAATAAAAAGTTTCAAATTCCGGATCCTCTGCTGCTCTAATTTCTTGAGAAACAAAGTCATAAGCACGTAGATTGAGAGCAAGACCAATAATCCCAATAGAGGATGTCCATAAGCCCATGACAGGAACAAAAAGCATAAAGAAATGAAGCCAACGCTTATTGCTAAAAGCAATGCCAAAGATCTGCGACCAATATCGGTTAGCAGTGACCATGGAATAAGTTTCTTCTTCTTGTGTAGGTTCAAATGCTTTGAAAGTATTTGACTGATCACCATCTTCATACAAAGTATTTTCTACAGTAGCACCATGAATAGCACAGAGCAGAGCACCACCAAGAATACCAGCAACTCCCATCATATGGAAGGGGTTGAGAGTCCAGTTGTGGAAACCCTGAAGGAACAGAAGGAACCTGAAGATTGCTGCCACACCAAATGAAGGTGCGAAGAACCAACTGGATTGACCCAGTGGATACATCAGAAAGACGCTCACGAAAACTGCAATAGGACCAGAGAATGCGATTGCGTTATAAGGACGGATACCTACCAGTCGGGAAATTTCAAACTGGCGAAGCATAAATCCGATCAGGCTGAAAGCCCCGTGGAG